AGATACTGTTATCAGTATCGGTGGCTATGAATTCACTCCAGCAAAAATGATGGTAGCGTTCACCATCGTAACTTCTATTCTGGGTGGCTTGTATGGTGCATTTGAGACATACAAAGACTATCAGAGTATGAAGAAACGTATCGCCGAGTACGTTGCACCAGACCTATCAGAACTACAAGCGAAGATGGATATCGTCGTCGAGAAGTCAGAGAAGTCTGTACAATACACTCAAGATATTAAGAACGATCTAAAGTCTGACATTCGTCGTCTGGAAGGTATCGTCGATAGTGTCGAACGTTCTTCTAAGCAGAGCCAACGTGAAAGTGATATGGCTGTGAAGGAAGTTCGCGACGAGTTGCGCCGCAATGGTAAGGAACAAGAACAATCACTGCGCCAACTAAATAAAGAAATCGATAACAAAATTCAGCGTGCGTTAGACAATCCGCTAGCAAGATAATAATAACAAGGATTCGCGATGAACGACCGTAAATTAGTAAGATGGCTTTTGCTTCTCCTAGTACTCCCACTAGGTTTAGCAATGTGTAGCAAAGAGCAGTTCCGCTACCCATGTCAAGACCCAGCCAACTGGGATAAAGATTTTTGTAAAATGCCTCTCTGTGATGTGACCCGTAGCTGTCCAGAACACATCTTCAAAGGTCAGAGAGACCCTCGCTTAGGACCACCAAAAGATGATGTCAAAACTGCTGCACCAAATAACCAACCTGTACCAAATGCTGTTCAAGGAGCAAACTGTGGAAAATAATGTTATGTACACAGAAGAACAGTTGATGGCTCGACTGAAGTTTTTCATTGGCGTTTGCCTTTCTCTAACTTTGTTCGGTATCGTCTTCGTTGTTCTTTACTCTTTAATCTTCGTCACACAACCACTGAACGCGATCTCTCCGATCGATCAAAAGTTCTTTGAGTTGATTGTACCTATCGCTACATTCTTAACTGGTACTCTATCAGGCATCATGCTTGCTGGTAACTCCAAGGAAGATAAAGAAGCGATGCTAGAAGCGCACAAGAAAGCTGCAGACAACTTCGAAGCTACGAAGAAAGTTATGCATGACGTTCCTGCGCCAGCGCCAGTCGTACAATCACCAATGAACTTTCGTTCACCACTAGCAGAAGCTACAGTAATGCCAGTGTACGAGGCAGGTGACCCGACTCATCGTAACGTGCGTAACGACTAATGACACCACAACAAGAGTCTTGGATGAATAGAAAGTGGCGTCCAGCTATGGGCTGGACGTACATGGCTATCTGCATTCTGGACTTTGCCATCTTCCCCATCCTCTGGTCGATCCTTCAAGCGTACTATGATGGTCAGGTGGTCAATCAGTGGGATCCTCTCACGTTAAAGGGTGCTGGGTTGTTCCACATGGCTATGGGTGCAATTTTAGGTATCGCAGCGTGGAGTCGCGGACAGGAGAAGATTGCAATTTCTTCTGCGCCGACTCCGCTAAACACACCTCCAACTCCACTACCTCCAACTAGCTACCCAACTGCAAGAGTTGCAGACGCCGACTACCTTCCTCGAAATACTCGAAACGACTAAATAACCCTACACTTTGGTAGGGATTAGACCCCTGTAAGTTGTTGATACTACAGGGGTTTTTCTCACTCAAAAACTTGTTTACTTTTATTCGTAGCTGGTGTATAATAACTCTATTGAATGAGAAAACAGGAGTTGTTATGAAGGGTTCTATCCGTGCTTTGGTTGGTTTCTTTATCGCTTTTGGTGCTGTGGGTACTTTGGATATTGACCCCAGTGCTAGCCTTCTTCTTCAGATGTGCATTGCTGGCGTTGGGCTTGCTGTTATGTACTCTGGTATTCGTGCTATGAGGAATGCGTGATGTTTACGATCGATGAAATTAACTCGGTGTTGCGTAGGTTCGCTATTGAAGACGCTGAGAAGCGAATGGCTGAGTACGCTGATCTTCTTGAAGAAGAACATATGTACGAGAACTTACTTAAAGAGCATGAGATGCTGCGTCTTGCAGATCTTCTTGAAGACTTCTCGCCTTTCGACACATGTAACAGTTGAGGAATTATGGATAAACGATTGGAAGAAATCCTGCACATTACGCAGGAAGAGTGTGCTGAGGTTACGCAAGCTATCAGCAAGGTGTTTCGGTTTGGGTTTGCTAGCCAACATAATGGCAAGAGCAACAAACAACATCTTGAAGAAGAGATCGGTGACTTGGAATGTATGATTGACTTGATCAAGTCTGAGTTCGCTGTTGATGACGCCGAAGTATTGAAAGCCAAGATTCGCAAGGCTGAAAAACTTAATCAGTGGTCAACCCATATCAGAACTAAAGTTGTATGATTACAATTGATGGTCTAACAAAAGAACAGGTGCGCATGCTCGATGAGATGTGGGCACTTGAGACTATGGAAGAGATGGCTGAGTGGATGGAGAATGTCCCAGCCGAGAAACGCCAGATGGCTGAACTCTTGCAGGAAATGTTGATTCTTGCAAGCATAGATGAGGATTTAGATGAGTTGTCAGATGCAACTCAAGTGTTGTCAAAGTTTATTTGATTTTCAAGAGGATATCGTGTATAATTGTAAGCTGAAACCTAGAGATTTTGTAGCAAAAGATCTCCGCACTCCAAAGTACCGCATGCGTGTAGTGGAGTCTAAGGTTCGGTACACCCGTAAAATTAAACATAAAGGTAAGCACGATGCTCAATACGTATGAAATTTACAAAGCTGGTTTACGTACTACTCTAACTGTTCAAGACTTAGAAGTCGGCGATCTAGTTGAGTTGAAGTTTCATCGCCTAATGGTAGATGAACAGTCAGGTAAAGAGATTGTAAACTCTAGTTACACCATGTACTACACGCCAGACGAGTTGAAGAATTTCTTAGAGCCATTTATTAATGATATGAAAGTGAGGTTCGATAATGCAAACAGTGTTCAAAACTGAGAAAGAGTTTGATGAATTCAAGACTTGGACTTATGGACTACTCAGAGACCCCAACGCAAAAAATCTGTGCGTTACTTTTACCAAAAAAGACGGAACAGAGCGAAAGATGCAGTGCACCCTTGTCGAGAGTCGAATCCCAACAGACAAGACTCCAAAGGGTAACGAAGAGGCAGTTAGCCAGACTGCTGGATCCGCAGTACGTGTCTTTGACACAGAGATAAATGAATGGCGTAGTTTCCGTTGGGATTCTGTAACTAAAGTGGAGTTTGACCTATGAGTGATGTTATTAACATTGTTTTGCTAGTTGCACTTATCGTGTTTCTGATTGTCGTTGGTCCATTGCTGACCATCTGGGCACTCAATACACTATTCCCTGTACTGGCTATCCCATACACCGTTTGGACTTGGCTTGCTGTCATCTTCCTCGGTGGTTTCCTGCGTGCGAACGTGAATATCAAGAAGTGAGATTATGACTGTATCCTCTCCAGAAGACAAGAAGAAGATCTTTGGCGCTATTCGCGAGATTAGCAACTCTATGACTCGAATCGAGGCTGAGCGAGATCTTATCAAAGACATCGTCAAAGACGTATCTGATAACTTCCAGATTCCACGCAAGACGGTAAAGAAGATTGCTACAACCTTCCATAAGCAGAATATGACTCAGGTTGAGCAAGAACACGAAGAATTCGTAGAACTCTACGAAGACGTTACAAAAGTCTCTCCATAACCCTACAAACTTGAGGGTTATCTGTTGACTTTTATTCCGCTTTGCGGTATAATATATTATATTATGGAGGTTAGAAACCTATGGCAACGACTGCAAAGCGTAAGCAACTGATTGAAAAAGCCGAACGTATGGTCAAAGGGACGGAGCATACGCTCCGTCCCGACCACTACATGTCTGATCTGATCGGTGCGCTTAATTACTACAACGCAAACCACGACGACAAAGAAAAGAAGAAGTGGTTCCTCAAGTATATGGCTCAGACTGACAAGAAGCTGGCTGTTGAGCTTCTCAAAGTTGACGAGTACCATTTCCGTTACGCTGGTATTCTTGCGCGTCTACTCGACGGTGGGTCTGCACTGCAAGAAAAAGAGTACAACTACCTTCAAGAGCGTATTGCTTTCTTGAAAGAGCAGGTTGGCACTCGCCAGAAATCTCAAGACAAAGCTGACAAGAAAGCTGCCGATGCAGCTAAGGCTGCGTCTCCGTCTAACGTAATCTCTATCCAACAACGTATGGACGAGAAAGCCCATGAGTTGGCTGGTGAGATAGAGGGAGCAATTGATGACTTCTGCCTCAATAAGACAAGCGACTTCTCGACGAAGAATTATCTTCTGGCAAACCAAGTCGCGGGAGCGATCGCAAAAAGAATTGGAGAGTTCTACACTCCACTCGCAGCAGAATTGCGCGAAGCCTATGAAGGAAAATGCCCTCAACTCAAAGAGGGATACTCCCACTTCACCAAACGAGAACTGAAGAAGTTTATCGAGTTTGTGGACGGTATCATCGCTGACTGCTCTCAGCAAGTGCAAACTGCTAAGGTCAATCGTGCACCACGCAAGCGTAAACCTACATCGCCTGTCAAGCTGGCTTCCAGGGTCAAGTACCTTAAAGAGTTTACTGAACTCAATCTGAAGTCAGTGGCACCTGCCAATATTGTTGATGCTACCGAAGTCTGGGTGTATAATACCAAGTACCGTCGCATTGCGGTGTACAAAGCAGATGTTGGCTCGCTGTCCGTCAAGGGTACGACCATCGTAGGATTCTCGGTCACTGAATCTAAACAGATGACCCTGCGCAAACCTGAAGAATTCTTCAAGGGATTGTCCATCGGCAAACGTGCGCTGAACGCGAAGTTGAAGACGCTGACTACCAAGCCAGCGCAACCCAATGGTCGTATCAACGAAGAAACAATTATCCTTGGAGCATTTTGATGATTCTAGTAGATTATAGTCAGGTAGCACTTGCTGCGATTCTGACGTTCCAACGAGAACTGAAAGGTACTGAATCAGAAGTTAAGAATCTGATTCGCCACGTAACCCTCTCCACAATCAAGTCATACAAGAAGAAGTATGGTGGTGAGTTTGGAGAACTGGTCATCTGTTGCGATGGTCGTAAGTACTGGCGCAAAGAAGCATTTGCACACTACAAAGCAGGTCGTAAGAAGTCACGTGATGCTTCTGATCTGGATTGGAAGCTGATCTTTGACACGCTGTCTGAAATGCGTGACGACATCTCTCAACACTTTCCGTGGCGAGTGGTTCACGTAGATCGAGCAGAGGCTGATGACGTCATCGCCACATTAACAAAGTGGTGCCAAACAAACCAGCTTGTTCAAGAAGGTTTGATGGAAGAGCCGCAGAAAGTTTTGATTCTTTCTAGCGACAAAGACTTCAAACAACTGCAGCTGAATCCAAATGTCAAGCAGTGGTCACCCATGCAGAAAAAGTATGTGACTGCATCCAAGCAAGAGATCCGTGACTTTATGATTGAGCACATCGTCAAGGGTGATGCTGGTGACGGTGTGCCAAACATCCTCAGTAACGACAGCGTGTTTGTTGATGGTGTTCGTCAAAAGCCAGTCAGCCAGAAACGTCTCGATGAATTTTACGAGAAGGGTTTTGATGCTTGCCGCACTGAAGACGAAAAGCGTAACTGGTATCGAAACGCCACTCTTGTTGATTTCAGTTACATTCCTGAAGACGTAAGCAAGGATATCGTTGACACGTATCTAAATAACAAACCCAAAGGGGACAAGATGGCTGTGATGAACTATCTGATTCAGCACCGTTGTCGTCTTCTCCTCGATGAACTCGATGATTTTTAAGGAATGACATGGCGAAATATATTACACACATCCTAGATGAGATCAACGCAGACCCGAAGAAGATCGAGCAGTACAAAGCTAATGCTGCTCTACGTCTAATCTTTGAGCATGCGTTTCTACCAGAGAAGAAGTTTGAGTTACCTGAGGGAGATCCTCCATACAAGCAGGACTCTGGTCCACTGGGTATGACTCCAGCAAATCTCTATCAAGAGGTACGCAAACTATACGTATTCTGTCGCAAAGATCTGCCTACTATTCGTAGAGAGACTTTGTTCGTTCAGCTGCTCGAGAATCTGCACCCATCCGAAGCTGAGTTGGTTCTTGCAATTAAAGACCAGAAGCTAACGAAGAAGTATCCAAAGATTACACATAAGTTGGTAGCTGATGCTGGGTTCATTCCTGCACCACCTGCAAAGGAATCCAAAGCAAAAAACTCCAAGGCTCCAGAGCCGACTGGAGCAGACAGTACCAAATAAAGTTGACTTGGAAACAAAAGTGTAGTAGACTTATACTTAAGATTATGAATGGAGTGAAGAATGCCTAATTGGTGCGACAACAGTGTCCGTCTGACACATCAGGACAAAGAAAAGATTGATGCGTTAGAGAACGTGCTGAAAGACCAGCAAGACTGCGAAGTCTTTTATCATCTACGCCCACGACCAGTGGAAGAAGATGAGAACTGGTATGATTGGAACTGCAACAACTGGGGCACCAAGTGGGACATGACCATCATCGACTTCAATCGAGAAGATGACCATACCATTTGGATCTCATTCGAAACTGCATGGTCGCCACCAATCGCAATGTACGAGTTTCTGACTGAAGAAGGTTGGGAAGTTGAAGGGTACTACCACGAAAGTGGTTGCGCATTCTGCGGTAAGTTTACCAACGAAGATGGTGATGAGTTTTACGAGTACGACTTTAGTGATAGAAAGAGCATTGAAGCTATCCCGCAAGACATTGAAGATTTTACTGGTCTCTTAGACTATCACGACCAGTGTAAAGAGGATGGGTACTTTGATGAAGAAGAAGTGGATTGATGCGTTTATGGATACAGCTGAGCGTTTTGCTCAGCTGTCAAGCGCAAAGCGTTTACAGGTTGGTGCGGTAGTCGTTCAAGACAATCGTATCATCTCTATTGGATATAACGGTACACCTGCTGGGTGGACTAATGAATGTGAGGGTGAAGATGGAAAGACTAAAGGCGAAGTTATTCATGCAGAAGAAAATGCTATCCTCAAGCTGGCTCGTGATGGTGAGCGAGGCAATGGTTCCGATCTATTCTGTACTCACGCTCCTTGCATTCAGTGCGCTAAACTAATCTATGGTGCAGGTATACAAAAAGTATACTACCGTGATACCTACCGAGACACTCTCGGTATTGACTTCCTGCAAAAGTGCGGTATTGACGTTGAGCAGGTTATTGAAAAATAATTTCAAAATATGTTGACTTTTAATCAAATCTGAAGTAAAATTCTACTAAATAGAAGACAGGACGTTGTGAACTGCAACTCCTGTCTCCAAAAAGATGTTGACTTTAATTCAAAAGGGTTGTATAATTTCTACTATGAAATCGATACTGTGTTTAGTTTCCAGAATGCATAAGCAGCTACCGCTCGTAGCTGGATGGAATAGCACACGCCCATCATTTGGCTATGCCAATGAGATTGATGCAAAGGGTTTTGGTAAGAAGATGTAAGATAGACTTTAGGTCTCTTTACCAAAACCCTCGAAGATGAAAGTCTCGAGGGTTTTTTGTTTTAGGTGTTGACTTTATTTCTTGATTGACGTAGAATCAATACTGTTGTGAGTGCTACGGTGCTCTCCCTGATGACCTTTCTACTTGAAGGGTCTTTCAGAAAGTTGTTGACTTGTAATCATCTTTGATGTATAATAAGTCTTCTGGTTGATGCTCTTCAGTGTCTTCCGAATGTTCCTTAACAATTAGGACTCTGTTTTGAAGGTCGGCGACTTCGGTTCGCTGAGGTTGTCGACCTGTGTAGGGCTATCGTATAATGGTAGTACAACAGACTTTGACTCTGTTAGCTCTGGTTCGATTCCAGATAGCCCCTCCAAACAAAAACGCACTCAAAGGCACTGCGCATGCCGATGTGGCGGATAACAGCAGGGGTGATGCCCCTGTCGGCAGGTTCAATTCCTGCGCGAGTGTGTTTCTGTTTGGATGTTAAATTTTTGAAAGTGAGGACGATATGAAACGAGGTAAACTCTAGTGTCGCTCTAGATCCCGTATTGGTCTAGGGTTGGCACGTAAAATCAAATAATTACGAATCAATCCACTCTAGGTGTTTATGGCTGCATACATGACTCTTAATCATCGAGGGCTGAGTTCGAATCTCAGAGGGTGGACCAATATGGGAGTATGGTGTCAACGGTTTAGCACAGCGGACTTTTAATCCGCCAAGTCTGGGTTCGAATCCCAGTGCTCCTACCATATAAAAACACATTAGATGCTTTCGTGGCTGTAAGCAAGAACACTAAACGCCATTGTGTTAGTAGTGTGTTTCTATATGGTTTCAATGGTGTTAGTAGTGTAGTGGTAACACGACTGTCTGTGAAACAGTAAACGAGGGTTCGATTCCCCCTTTCACCCCAAAAAGAATTTTGCCGCTGTCGTATAACTGGTGTGTACGGTGGACTGAAAATCCATAGGAACTGGTTCGATTCCAGTCGGCGGCACCAACGGTTTGAATACTCATGTAGCTCAAAGGTAGAGCAATCGGCTGATAACCGATAGACACAGGATCGTTACCTGTCGTGAGTACCAAAGAATGGAAGTATGGTCGAGTCTGGTTTATGGCACCTGTCTAGAAAACAGGCAACGAGAAATCGTTCGTGGGTTCAAATCCTACTACTTCCGCCAATTTTAGGATGAGTTCTGCAATCTCTAAGAACACCAAACTTTTAATTTGACCTGTTCGTCAAAATCATCCTGCTGATTATGTAGCTGAGGTCATCGTGAAATCAAGATTATACTAAATAATTGTATAGGAGGATTTTATGGGACACGGTGGTTATAGAGAAGGTTCTGGTAGAGCAAAGACTGGATATTATAAAGGTATCTATTGCGGCTCTACTTATGAACTTGTTTGGGTGATTTATCAATTGGAT